ATGATCTCACCACCAACTACTCGTCTGTTAAAGATTGCCGAGTGAGCTGGTTCAGTCATTTCATAAGAACCTGTGATTTTAGCTGAAGACGCCACTGGCATTTGTGCCGTGAATAGTGAATTACATACACCATACTCCATAACACTTTTCTTTAATTTACTCCAATCCCACATTCCTGATAAGTTTGACTCATCCACATTCCACATATCGAACTGGAATGTCCCTTGTGACATTGGTGACCCTTTGAAGAATTTGTAGGGTTCGTATTTTCCATCTTTACACAATTGGTTACTTTCGTAGATTGCCGCGTAATAGATTGTTTCAAAAATGTCTCTATTTAATTGTTTCGCTTCTTCTGATGTGAAGATGTAATCCATTAAATAGAATACGTCCGCTAAACCTTGAGTTCCAATTGCAATTGCTCTTTGTTCTAACCCACCTTTTCTACCTTTTTCTGTTGAGTAGTTGTTGATGTCCACAACTTTGTTTAAAGATCTAACAACCTTTTTAACTTCATTGTATAACAGTTCAAAATCAAATTTTCCTGATTTGATAAAGTTTTTCAAAACCATAGATGATAACGTACAGATTGCTGTTGTTTCCTCATCTGTGTATTGGTAGATTTCATTACAAAGGTTAGATTGTTTAATAACCCCAATATTTTGATGATTAGTCTTTTTATTGGCATTATCCTTAGAACATAAGTATGGAACACCAGTTTCAACTTGCGATTCAATAACTTTGGTCCAAATATCCTGAGCTTTAACTTTTTTACCAAGACCTAATTCAACTGCCTTATTATATACAGACTCATATTCATCACCATAACACTCTTGTAATGGTTTAAGACCCGACTTTTTAATATCATTAGGACAGAACAAATACCAATCACCGTTATTTTTAACTGCTCTCATGAAATTATCGGGAAGCCATAATGATGTAAATAAATCACGAGCTCTTAGTTCTTCAGCACCTGTATTCTTTTTAATATCCAAAAGATCAAAGATGTCTTTGTGCCATGGTTCAAGATAGATTGCGGCTGAACCAGGTCTACGACCTTGTTGATTAAAGAATCTAAGTGACTCATTCACAATCTTAAGGTATTTTAATAGTCCACCGGCATAACCACCTGAACTTGAGATTCTACTTTCTTTACTACGGATGTTAGACATAGAAAGTCCGATACCCGCAGCGTCTGAAGAAAATGTAGATATATCTGTTAAGGTATCCAATAAACCTTTTCTTGAGTCAGCATCGTTATAGTGTAATACACAAGACGCTAACTGTGGAACTTTTGTTCCCGCGTTAATCATGATAGGTGTTGCCTTTGAAATTAACTGATCTGATAACGATTTATAGTATTCAAAAGCATCAGTAATGTTTGTTGTTACCCACAATGCGACTCTCATATACATATGTTGTGGTCTTTCGATTACTTTACCAGTTGGTTTCTTCAACAAATACATTTCTTGTAAAGATCTCCAAGCAAAATAGTCAAAGTTATAATCGTTTTCGTGATTGATCACAGCATCGATTGTATCCTCACCATACTCTTTAATTGTTTCAATAAGTTTTTCGTTGATAATACCATCCTTATAAAGTTCCATCATTGTTTGTGAGAAACTATCATTTGTTTCCTTATGGTAAGAAGATATTGCAACTGAAGCGGCCAATCTTGAGTAATCATGGTGACTACCGGTATAAGACGCCGCAATCTCGTTAACTAACTTATCAAGTTCCTTAGTTGTTATTTCACCCTCAGTTGGTACTGAAGTAATAACCTTAATGAAGATCTCATCCGAATTTACGTTTAAACCTTTTGCAGATCTTTTAACTCTGTTGTAAATTTTTTGTGGGTTAAATGATACAATCTCACCACCTCGTTTAATAATTTTTAATGACATAATCTAAATTTAAAAGTCGTCTGTAAATGTTATTGTTTCGTTCAATTTCGCCTTCTGATATTCCATAGTTCTGGACTCAAAGAAATTACCTTTTGTTTCAACAGCAATTTGCTCCATGAATTTGAACGGTTGTTCAACATTGAATTGTTTACCACAACCCATCTTAACGAGTAATCCGTCAACCACAAATTCAAGGTATTGTTTCATAAGGTTTGAGTTCATCCCTATTAGTGAAACTGGAAGTGATTCTGTGATAAATTCCTTTTCAATCTCAAGAGCAGATAATACAATCTCTTTGATTCTTTTCTCTGAAGGTTTATTTTCCAAGTGGTTATTCAATAAGTGGATTGCAAAATCACAGTGTAAGTTCTCATCTTTAAAGATAAGTGTGTTAGCATTACACAAACCTTGCATTATTCCTCTTGATTTCATCCAAAATATGGAACAGAACGATCCTGAAAAAAAGATACCTTCGACCGCTGCGAACGCAACTAATCTTTCTGCGAACGATGCGTTTTCAATCCAATCCAATGCCCATTTAGCTTTTTTCTGAACTGCAGGTAATCTATCGATTGCATTGAAACATTCATCTTTCTCTTTCGGGTTGTTAATGTATGTGTCAATCAAAAGTGAGTACATAAGTGAGTGGATGTTTTCCATCGCCAATTGGATTCCATAAAAGAATTTCGCCTCAGGGTATTGTACTTCTCGGTAGAAGTTTTCTGCCAAGTTTTCATTCACAATCCCGTCTGATGCCGCAAAAAATGATAATACATTTTTGATGAAGTATTTCTCATTATCAGTTAATGTTTCCCAATCTCTGATGTCGTTTGTTAAATCCACCTCTTCAGCTGTCCAAAAAGCAGCTTGGTGTTGTTTGTAATATTCCCATATATCGTTGTGTTCAATAGGGAAGATGACGAATCGACCAGGATTTTCTACTAGTATTTTTTCCATTTATTATAATTTACTTATTTGTTAATTTGACTGTGTTTCTCGTTGTTTTCTCTTATCTAAGAGTTCTTTAACTCGTTGTCTTTGTCTTTCTTCTTTCTGTTCTTCAAGACCTAAGAACGTTGTTGTACTTTCAGTATCAATTTCAATCATCGCGTTATCGAATTTACAATTTTCAAATACGACCCCATCATCACCGATTCTTGATTTAGTAATTGCAATGGTTGCTAACTTCATTTCTTTTTGTTGTAATGTCTTAGCCACCGATATAATTACGTGCCCCACCTGAGCTTTTTTAATTGATCCACCCATTTGATCTGTTGTTACCACTTCTGATGAAATTGATGATCTGTTACCTTGTGTCGCGGTCCATCCTACAATATTCATCTCGTGACACATTGCTTCAAATGCTCTCATTACAGACCCTTCACTCTTCCATTCATCACCTAAGTTCTTATCAGGTACCACACAATCGATGTAATCTAAAATGATCATATCAACTTTAATCCCATCAGAAACCATTTTTCTAATTTGATTTTTGATTTGTAACATCGTCATAGTATCCGATGGTAACTTTTTCATAATCAACTTATTTGGCATTGACTCCTCAATTTCTCTAACTTTAGACATTACCTCATCTCTTTTTTCTGACAAATCGTCAGGATGAATCTTAGTCCATAAAGTGAAGTGTTTTCTTTGGATAACCTTTGGGTTGTCTTCAAAAAATATCTGTAGTACGTTAAATCCAAGATTAAATGCGTGGTTTGCCATCTTGGTTAAGATAGTTGACTTACCAACACCTGTTGGTGCTAAGATAACTCCAATTTCTCCTTTTGCCAAACCACCCTTCAATAATCTATCAATACCTGGTATTCCCATTGGAACTGGATGTCTGTAATCATCTTCAAGAACTTGTTCAAGGTTGGAGAATACGTCTAACATAGAAGTGTCTTTTGCTCCAACCTGAAGAGCGGTTTTAACCATTTCTTCAAGTGTGTCGTAGTTCTCAAACTCACCACCATCGATGATCTTTTGAGCCTTACCCATTACTTTTTGTAGTTCTTGTTGTTTACAGAATTTTAAAGCTTTTTCTTGTACAAAACCTACGCCATCAATAGGTGCATCCTTAATTTTCTTAATTGTATCCATAACAATCTTAGATGCGATCTCCTGTTGGAGTTCTGATTTTGTAATTTGTTCAAGAGTTTCAAACGACGGGGTGTGGTCGTATTTTACGTAATACTCTCTAATCATCTGAATGATTATTTTAAAGTATTTGTTTTCAAAATAATTGTTCTCAATCACATCAATAATTGAATGTGAAAAGTCTTTGTCTACGATGATTTGATTTAATAATTGTAATTGAAAAGTATTACCTAAATACTCAAAATTTTTACCTGTCGCCATATAGTTTTTTCTCCTTTAGTAAAAATAAATAGTATTAGTTTTTGATAAATTCAGGGTATGCGAAATTAAATTTTTCACCTGAAAAAATGTCAGTCAGGGTGCCAAGTATGGTTTTTAGTTTCGGGCGTAGGTCTACGGTGTATCTAACCTTTGGAGGGTACACTTTAGCGTCGAATACTCTCTGACAAATTGTCATATCTCCGAGCTTAATAATTAGGTTAAAATTTTCAGGTCCGTCTGTAATTGACGTATTTAAAACGTCTGGATTCTCTGATATTTCATATTGGTTGTCCAACATATAAGTTACCGATCTCATTTTTAAATCGTATTGTAACTCTCCGTAAAGACTTGAGATGTAGTCATAAAATTCTTCAGATTTGTGAGCGTTTCTATTAAACCCACGAACATTAAAGAACCTTTGGACTACGATGTTGTCATTACACATTAACAAAAATTCAACTTTTGTTATTTCTTGATCTTTCATAGTTTGTTTTGTTTTCTACTTTTTGTTTCTAAACTTACTTTTTTCTTTTCTTGTTAACTTAAGAAATGGTTTCAAAAAACTTACCCAAGCGTCGTCACCCTTAGGTAGGTATTTGAAGAATCCATCTTCCAT